AACAAACCTTCTATATGGACGCAGAAACCCGTAAGGCAATAAAAAATGAAGTCGCTATACAAAAGAAGAAAGATTTTACAGAACGTTACCGTTTTGAAATAGAGGGTACAAAGCAGGATTTGATCGACAAACTCCCCAGCCTCCGCAAACAACTGGAAGAACAGGAAGAGCTACGCCGTACCAATGCGGCCGAAGCAGCCCGTATAGAAGAAGAGCGAAAACAACAGGAAGCGGAAGAAAGAAAAAAGCAGGAAGAAGAACGCAAACGCCGGGAAGAAGAGGCTAAGGCCAAAGCGGCTGCAGAAAAGTCTGCTGCCGAAGTACAGGCAGCATTTGATTTCTCAGCAGCCAGCATGTCCCCTACTCCAACGAAAGCCAAGGTCAAGAAGAAGATCCAGATAACCAATCCACAAGGATTCATGCAGGTATATCAGATGTGGTTCATGCGCGAAGGAATCAATATGAGCATGGAGGATCTAGAGAAGGTACATAAGAAGATGATTACCTACTGCGAGAAAGTTGTGAATAAGGACGGAGAGCAAATCCAGTCCGCATATGTAAAGTATATCGATGATGTAACAGCCAAATGATATGAAAAAGAAACTCTATCTGTCCTCATGGATAAACTTCGGAAAATACAGACGCGAGCCAAGTATTCTGAAAAAGATTCTCGATAC